ACGAGTGTCGCCCGAAGTGGCAGAAGTCGTGCCGTAGGCCGCGTTGATGTTCTGGGCCGTGGTAACAGCGATGGGGGAAGTTGCAGTGCCCGAAATAAAGCCGTTGTCCGACTTTACTGGGCCCGAAAAGGTGGTCAGAGCCATTATGTCCTCACATGCGAGTTAAGCGTATCTGTCTGCATGTCGTCAGCCGGGACTGTCAGATACGCCGGATTTACCCGGAATAACCTCAATATACCCTAAAAATTAAAAAAGAAAAGGGGGGCCGTAGCCCCCCTCTCCATTAGGCTCCTTGCGAGCCGTACATCCCCAGCGGGTCAGACCAGCCGAAGCTGTAACGCTCACGGGACTTGTACCGCACGTTGCCCGTGTCAAAGTCACCATCCATCGACTGCGAAAGCGGCGTACGAACAAAGTGCTTCATGCCGTTCGGAACGTCCGTGGTCAGGAACCAAGCGTTCGTGTCGGTCAGGAAGTGGTTGATCGTGTAGCCTTCCGGAATCGAGCCGTTGTTCTTGATGGCGTTGATGTCGTTGTCAGCCGTCGAAACGCGGAGTTCAGTCTCCAGCAGACGAGTTGCAACGAATTGCAGCGCCGGGGGAACAACCAGCTTCTTCGGCTTGGCAGCAATCAGCAGTCCACGCTCGTCCGTCCACGCAGCGATTTGAATCACGGCGTTTTCAAGCGAGGTTTCGTTCAGGTCGGCTGCGACCGAAGGGATGTTGCTGTTGGTGCCGCCAGACACCAGCGGGTGCGAGGCCGAGAACAGGGCAACACCGTCACCACCGGGGTAGGACGAGGAGAAGCCGTTGTTCAGAACAGCAGCAGCCTTAACCTGCTTGGTGTACGCCATGGCACGAGCCAGCGCCTTGGTGTAACGCGCGGACAGGGAGTCGTAGAGGTTGTCCTCAATCGCCTCTTCCGTCAGCGAGAAACCCAGAGCAATAGTTTCGTGGTTATAGCGGGCAGTCCATGCTTCCTGCGCGTTGTCGTAGGCGATGGCAGAACCTTCAGCCTTGACCGGCGCGGCAGAGAAGCCCGACAGCTTGGTTTCTTCTTCAAAAGAACGCTCGGAAGTCTCAGTTTCGTAGATTTCCTTGTGCTCTTCGCCGTAGCGAGCATACTCCAGACCAAACAATGCGTTCAGGCCGGGGAGCAGCTCTTTCAGTAGTTGTGCACGTGAAATAGCCATTTATAGCTCCTTAAATGCCCGAGGCGTTGTAGTACGAGTGGTAGCCAAAGTTGAACTTAACGATAAATTCAACAAAGTTACCAGACGAGTTGGCGGTATCAGGCACCACATCAACGACACGGAAGGGCAGGCTGCTGGTAGCACCAGCGATATAAATGCCAGTCTTCGAGTCGCCAGTGGTCGTGCTGCCGGTGTTCAGAACCAGACGGCAGTTGTTACCGATAGCGGTAAGCCCAACAAAGGCCGGGAGAAGGCCAGACGTGGCGTCATCAGAGGTCGTGCCCGTGACGTTGACCGCCTTGAACAGTTGATCAGGATCATCTGCAACGAAGGCAACCGCGTCAGTCACGCCAGAGGCGTAACCGGGCCAGTACTGCTGAAACACCTTTTGCTTCGTGGCGGGGTTGGTGTAGGAACAGCCAAGGAAAACACCAACAACACCAGCGAGAGGCGAAGTATCTGCCGCGAGGGGCGAAACCTCAACCACACCATTAGCCGTCAGCGTAACCACATCACCGTAGAAAATCGGGGTGTTGTAGTTGACGGAAGACGTGGTGATGGCAAGTTGACGAGTCGACCCGGCAAACACCTGCCCGCCGATCAGATTGATCGGTTTCAGCCCATAAGGGGCTGGTACAGACGGGTAAGCAGCCATTTATAAACTCCTAAAAGATTAATTGCCTTTACCAAAACTGGTCGAAGACTTTCCTTCTTTAAAGAGGGGCATCCTCGCGTCGTTCTGGCGCATGAAGTTGTTGTCTACAGCCTCCGTCTGAGCAGCGGTCTGGCGGGCGAAATATTCGTTTCGCTGCTGGACAAACTCTTTGGGAGTCTTGCAGAGCAACAGTCCCCCAATCTCAATCGCGTCTTTGAAGCGCGAGTTGGGGTCAAGAAGCAGTCTGAATTTGGGTTGTTCTTCGACAGGCACCGGTTCCCAACCTTCTCGCATTTTGGAGGAGAGGTTACGGGCGTCGGCTTGCCCCAAAGTTGAAACACGAACCCAGCGATAGGCGTAATCCGGATTTTTGTCCGGCTCCGGCAATAGTTCAGGTTGCTGCCACTGCTTGGGCCGCTCTGCTATCGCACGTGTTTCAAGTTCTCTTGCCAAACGATTCTCAGCCATTGCGGGCCTCCTTCATGTACTCCTTCACATATTGTTCAGGAGTGATACCCAGTTTTTTGATCAGGGTGAGTTGGCTCGTCTTCAGCCGCACCTTCTGAGGTGCCGTGCTGCGAGTTGCCGGGGCCACTACAGTAGTCGGTTTTGGCCGAGTCGTTTCGCGGCTTTGCTGCTCTTCTTCCCCTTCAAACGCTTCGGGGAATCGCTTCCGCATGGTTTTGTCAAGCGTAGCGTAATACTCATCAGATCCAACTACTACACCATTACGCCGGAGTTTTTCGTGTAACCCAAGCGCACTGGCAGTCATTTCTTCATCCTGTCCAAACCACGGATTGCGTTGTTGCCACGCTTCCGCACGGGGGTCAGCCCGTTGTACAGGTTGTGGTTGTTGAAACTGTTGCGGTTGTTCTACCTCAAAATTATCGGTTTGTAAAGGAGATCTGAAATTGTTTACCTGCATCAATTTCATGTTGGCGTTCTGCATCGCCTGCTGGGCTTCTACGATCTTGTCCGTATCCCCAGCGTCGTACGCCTCTTTATAAGCCTTCTTCGCCATCTGAAGCTCAAGTTCGGCGGAATGCTTAAAGTTAGAAATATACTCCTTTTCCCCAACAGTATAAATTTCTTTAATCTTTTTATTTTCTTGTAGCAACCGTTGGGCTACAGCGATAGCTTCCTGCTGCTCCCGAAGGGCTGCTTCTTTTTCCCTGCGCTCGTCGTGCCAGACCTTGCGCATTTGCCTGAGTTTTTCCTTAACGGAATCGTCGTACTGCTCAAGCTCGTCCTTCTCCAGCGCCTCGACGATGGGTTTAGGCATTGGAGCCTTGTCACGATCCTCTACCGGGGTATCGTCTTCAATCTCAATTTCGATCTCCGGCTGGGTTTTGGCCTGCACCGGCTTCTGTTCCACCTCATCGGGGAATTTAAATTCGGTCTGTTCCATTTGGGACATTTTGGTTTCCCTTATTTACGTTTAATACCGCGTGGGTCTTGTACCACTCCCTCAACCGAATCGTCGTTGATGATTCGGAATTCCTTGCCATGGATGACAAGACGGGAACCTGTGAACGGACGGATCAATACAAAGTCGCCCTCTTTGCACCACGGCCCGGTTGGGAATCGTTTTGCGTCCCTGTAGCAGTCCGGCCCGAGCTTCACGACAAACAACACCGTCGTGAGGGTTTCTTCGCTGCTGATTGTGATATCAGCCTTCACCAACCCGCTTTCAAACTCCTTCTCAATATCCGGAATGGCGCAGAGGATTCTGTATCCAACGGGTTCCGGCAACTGCCGAGCTTTGTCTTCGGCGTTGATTTCTTCACTCATCCATCGTCTCCATTCTTTCTTCTAGGTCTTTAATTACTGCGCACGCGGCTTCAAGACCTCGTAACTGGCCACATGTAAATTTGTACTCCTCATAGCTGGTGCACATCCCACGAGACATGGCTTGGGACAGCATGTCCATGCGCTCGCGGTACTCCCGCTTCAAGTAGTCAAGGGTCGTATCCATCAGTCACCTTTTTGTGGTTTAGATTTATCGGCCTTCTTGCTATTTATTTCTTTCATCACGTCCATGCTCAACTGCGCCATCAACTTCTCGCGCTCACGAGCACCCAGAGCAGCCGCTTTCAGCATGTCGGCTTTTTCACGGTTGTTGTCAGCGATTGTCTTGGCGGTCAACTCAGCAGACATCTTCATAGCACCAAGCTGGGCGCGTTCTTTCTCTGCCTGAATTTCAGCAGCCATCTTCATCGCGTCAAGCTGCATGCGTTGGGCGTCGGTCGCGGCCTGTGCTTGGATGCGTTGCTGCTCGATCTGAAGCTGCTGTGCGCGGGCCTGCATGTCCATCTGATCCTTCTGGGCCTTGCGCTGCTGTTCCTGCTGCTTGATCTGAAGCTCCTGCATCTGCATCTGGATGAGCGGATCCTGCGCCTGCTGCTGGGCTTGTTTCTGCGCCGCCTCCTGCTGGTTTTGCATGAGTAGCCTTTGAGCCGCTTGAGCCAGTAGGGGGGACAGACGCGCTTCGACTTCGGGGATCAGGTGGTTGTCTTCACCTTCCTCATCCTTCTCCGGCGGCAGCGGCATGCCAAGCTGCTGTTCAATCTGGCGACGATATTCAAAGGCCGTGTGCTCGTTGATGTGCGCCATCATTGACTGCATCATTGCCTGTGCCCCCGGATTCTGTTGCATAAGTTGCTGA